GTGTATCCCCGAGGGGTGGTCGCGGTTCGAACCGAAATCCGACGAAATCCGACGAAATGACCAAGGCCCGTCCGAGATTGGAAACGGCCATGCCGGCGAAATTCTCGAGCGCGGGTTCGGAGGTTGCCAAGTGGGCCAAAACGCATTTGGGTGTGGAGTTAATGCCGTGGCAACGGCACGTGGCCAAATGTTTGTTGGGTTATCGCGGCCAAACGTGGTTGAACCGAATCGGTTTGGTTTCGGTGGCCCGTCAAAACGGCAAAACGATCTTGTTACGCGCCATTCTCGGGTGGTACGTGACGGTGTACGCCCAAAAACAAAACCGCCCGGTGTTGGTGATCACCACGGCCCACAAATTGGATTTGGCGGTGTCGTTGTTCCAAGATGTGGCACCGCTACTCAAAGACAAGTTCGGGGCCAACGTCAAATACGCATACGGGCGAAACCAATTGGTGCTCGGGAATTGCACGTGGGTTGTTCGTGCCGCTACGCCCGCCGCCGGCCACGGATTGTCCGCCGATCTACTGCTAGTGGACGAGGTGTGGGGAGTGTCCCAAGAATCGTTGGACATAGGTTTGTTGCCGACCCAACGCGCCAAACCCAACCCGTTGTGCGTAATGTTCAGTACGGCGGGCACCGAGGATTCCCACGCAATGTTGCGTTGGCGCGAACAAGGGCTACGGGCCATTGACACGGGTACGGACGCGGGAATGTATTTGGCGGAATACTCGCCGCCACCCGAATTGGACCCGATGACACCCGACGCGTGGGCCTACGCCAACCCCGCGTTGGGGCATACGATCACGGAACAAACGTTGCACGTGGAGGCCGCCGCGCCCAACCGGGCCGCGTTCCTACGCTCGAGCGTCAACCTATGGGTGCAGTCCGATACGGGTTGGATTGCCCCGGGTGTGTGGGCCAACAACGCGGTGGCGGAACCGCCGCCGGCGGGCGGTGTGCTCGCGGTGGAGGTGTCATTGGACGAGGGCCGCTATTGCGCGGTACGCGCCAACCGTGCACCCGACGGAACGGTGGTTGCAACCGTTGAATTTGTGGTGGACACCATGGCCGACGCGTGGCGGCGTATTGAGGCCGCCGCCGTTGACCAAACATTGGTGTTGGCGGTAACACCCACGTTGGATTTGCATTGCCCGTTGGCGTTGCAACGCCGCCGCCAAATTTGGGGCTACCAAGAGGTGACGCGATACACGGGCGCGGTTCGCCAAATGATCTTGGAGGGCCGACTCAAACACACCGGCGAAACGATGTTGGCCGAACACGTCGGACGCGCCGTGGCGGGCCGAACCCAAGGCACCATTTCGTTATCGTCGCAACGTTCACCCGGGCCAATCGAATTGGCGCGGTGTTTGGTTGCCGCCGTCGGAATGACAATCCACGGACGGCCCACGGGACGGCCCGTGTTTGTCACCGTACCGCTACGGCCCGCGAGTTAGTGTTGAACCATGGGTTTGTTCAACCGTAAAACAATTGAGGCCGCCAAACCCGCCGTGGCGGCGGCCCGAGGTAACGGCGGTTTCGCCGGTCCGGGCGCGAACCTTGGCGCGTCAATGGTTGACAAATTCACGTTCTACACCGCTAGTCCGAGCGTCGAGGCCGCGTTATCGGTGCCCACAATTTCGCGTGCCCGCGATCTCATTTGTTCAATGATCGGCGCGTTGACGTTCAAACAATACGCGTTGCAATGGAACGGCGAGGAACTAGAAAAAATCTATTTGCCGCCGGATACGTGGTTTCAACAACCCGACCCGAACGTGACGCGCAATTTCATTTTGAGTAACACGGCCTCGGACCTACTCATGTTCGGGCGCGCATTTTGGGTTATCACCGAACGATTGGGTAACGGTTTTCCGTCCGCGTTTACGTGGATTCCCGCACAAAACGTTTACACGTTGGACCAAACCGGGCCGCAATGGTTCGGGCCGTCTAGCCAGATCACGTTCCAAGGTGCACCACTCGAGGCCAAGGACGTTGTGCAATTCCTAAGCCCGAACGGCGGTTTGATCTATCAGGGCTACATGGCGATAACCACCGCGTTGAGATTGCAAAAGGCCGCCGAAAAATTCGCCACCAACGAAATTCCCGCCGGCTACCTACGCCAGACGGGCGGCGAACCGATGAACGCCCAAGATTTGGCGGACATGGCGGCGGCGTTCGCGTCGGCCCGTCAATCGTCCACCATTGCGGCGTTGAACGAATACGTGGAATACAAAGAAACGTCGCACAAACCCGATGATTTGCAATTGGTGCAATCACGAGAATTCATGGCGTTGGAAATGGCACGCTTGGCCAACATTCCGCCGTACTTGGTCGGCGTATCCGTGCCGGGCTACACGTACCAAAACGCCGATAGTGCCCGAAACGATCTTTACCAATTCGGGGCCGCGCCACTCATCGAATGCATACAACAAACGTTGAGCATGAACTCAATCATTCCGCGAGGACGATTCATCGAATTGGACGTGCATAGTTACCTTGAGGAAAACGACATGGACACCGAACAAGAGGAACGCCAAAACGGCGATGAGACGGCGGGTGGTGACGGGCCTAACGTCGCTGGAACGTTGCCACCCGTTGGCCGTCCCCGTGCAGTAAAGTAAAACCATGATCAGGTTCACCGCGTCACCCGTAGCGATTTCCGCCCAAGACGGCGAGGGCCGCCGCGAAATTATGGGCGTGGCCGCGCCGTACAACGTCGAGGCCACCGTATCCGACGGCACCACCGTTAAATTCCTCCCCGGTTCGTTGCCCGTTGACGGCACCGCGCCCAAACTGATTCAAAACCACGACATGACCCAAGCCATTGGTGTGGTCACGGAACGAACCGAGGACGAAAACGGCGTGTATTTCGTGGCCAAGATCTCGCGCACAACCGCCGGCAACGACGCGTTGGAACTCGCCAAGGACGGCGTTTTGGACGCGGTGAGCGTCGGCGCGGAACCCGTTGAGGCGGAATTTGACGAAAACGGCGTGTTGGTTGTTGCATCGGCCAATTGGGTTGAACTATCGTTGGTTCCGTTAGGCGCGTTTCCACAGGCACGAATAACACAAGTAGCGGCGGCAAAGAAAGAGGAAAAAGACATGAGCGAAAACAACGCAAAGGTTGAAACCGCACCGGCACACGTCGAGGTTCCCGCCGCCGCACCGTCTGCGCCCGTTTGGGCCGCCGCGTCAAAAGAGCGCGAATTTCCAATGCCAACCGCCGCCGAGTATCTCGCGGCGTATCACATCGGTGGCGAGACGTGGCGAAATGTCAACGCCGCATACAAGGCCAACGTTGCGAAAAAGCACACCGCAATTCAGGCCGCATTGGCACAAGATCTGACTACGGATACACCGGGCCTCCTCCCGACTCCCGTGCTCGGTCCTACGTTCATTGGGAAAAACTATGTCGCACCGTTCCTCACCGAAGTGGGAACTCGCGCCATGCCGAACGGTCAGGGTAAGAGTTTCATTCGCCCGGTGTTCACGCAATACACCACTAGCGGAACCCAAACCGAGGGCCAAGCGGTCAGTTCGCAAAAGGCCACCATTTCGGCTCAGACGGTTACACGGTCAACCGTGGCCGGCGGCGTGTTTTTGTCCCAACAGGACATTGACTTTACGGACCCGGCGGCACTCGAGGCAATCCTCAACGATTTGGCCGGCGAGTATCTGATCAAGGCCGATGACATCGCGGTGGACGCGTGCGTGGCCGGTTCAACGAACCTTGGTCAATGGGACGGCACGCCCGAGGATTTGATTTTGTTCCTTTACGGCGCGGCCCGTGACATTTCCAACGGAACGAACATGTTCCCAACCCACATCGTTATGGGGCCGGACACGTGGGCCAAAATCGGTTCGTTGGTTGACCAAGACAAGCGTCCGGTGTTCCCGAACATCGGTTCGACCAATTTGTTGGGCACCAACACGTTGGGCGCGGGTAACGTCACCAATTGGTCAACCACCAACCCGTTGGGCCTCCGCACGATCGTGGACTCGAATTGCGCGGCCAAAACCGCCGTCGTGTTCCACGGCCCCGGCATGGAGATCTACCTCAACACACGCGGCATTATGAGCGTGGAGGACCCGGAACTCTTGGGCCGTAATTTCACCTACTACGGCTACATTGCAACGTTCGTCCCCAAGGCAACATTGCTACAAAAAATCACTTGGGTGTAGGCAGTAAGGCCACATGGCCACCTACACCATTGTTTCCAAACAGATAACCGCCAATTATGGCGTGGTGTCCACGCTCACGGCCAACGAAATAGTGGTTGGTCAATCGTTCACCATTTCAGGGTTGGCCGGGTTCAACGGAACATACGTAGCGTTGGCGTTGCCCCAATACGCGTACATCGGAACCGACACGTACGGTTCGTTGGTGTACGACACCAACGTTATGGTGCCCAACCAAGTGTTGTTCGCGTTGACGGCCTCGGACATCGAGCGCACGACGGCCACCGGCACGATTACCTACACGTTGACGTGCACGTGGATTACGAACGCCGACGTGGAGGATTGGCTCGGGTTCACCGTCACCAACCCGTCTAGTGACTACGATTTGTTGACCATTGCCACCGCCGCGTCGAACGCGTGGTGCTACCGAAAACGCGCCGAGGCTGGCTATTTTGACTCGCTAACCACGGTTCCGTCCCAAGACGTGCGTTTGGGTGCCATTATGTACGCGGGCGCGTTGTACCGCGAGCGCGGTTCAATTGACCAATACGCGTCGTTTGACCCGTTGGCCACCGGAACGGCCACCGGCGGTTCCATGGGCCAGATAATGCGACTATTGGGTGTGAATAGGCCGGCCATTGCATGACGGCCACCGTAAACGCGTTCAAACTCGGCTACGACAACGTGGTGGACAAATTGCAGACGATCACCGGGCTACGGGTGTTTGATGACCCGCGAAACCTCAACCCGCCGTGCGCGTTGGTTGACGCGCCGCTAATCCGCATGAATTCCAACCTCGTGTTTGACATGACGTTTACGGTGAAAATAATCGGCATTGGCCCGGGGGACTACAAATGTTTGTCCACGTTGTTGGAACTATGCGATTTGGTACGCCGCGCCCAAATCGGGTTGACGGACGTTCGACCCGCCGTAACCACCATTGGTTCCCAAGAATTCGCTAGTTACGAACTGACCATTGGGGCTAAGATAGGCCCATGACCACCTACACGGTTCGATACGCGTTCGGGCAACACGCCGCCGGTGACGTTGTGGAGTCGGAACAATTCACCGATCACGATTTGGCGTACTTGTTGGCGGTGGACATTTTGGTGGCCCACAATGACACGCCCAAGGCTAAGAAATCTGCTAGAAAAGTAGTTAGCGAGAACGAGGAGTAACCCTATGGCCATGCCACAAACCGTCTATTACAGCGCACCCGAAGTAAAGATTGGTGCCGCGTCGGGTTCGTCGGTGGACCTATCGGAATTCGCCAAGAGCGCGGTTCTCACGCGTCAGGCCGACGCGTTGGAATCCTCGAGCATGGCCTCCCGCGACAGGTTCTACCAAGCGGGCATGAACACCAACCAATGCGTGATTACGTTCAATCAGTCCTACGAAACGTCCGAGGTGTACGCGACACTCGCGCCGTTGGTTGGCACGCAATGTTACGTGGAGTGCACACCCGTGGACGGCACCGGCGTTAGCGCAACAAACCCAAAGTTCAGTTTGACGAATTGCTATTTTGAGAGCATGGACGTGCTGGCGGCCAACCTCGGAGAGTTAGGTGAGGTCCAAATCACCCTCCAAGGGGGCACCTACGCCGCCGCCACGTCGTGATCAATAGATAACCGACGGTTAGCGACGTGATCATTAAATGGTCGGTTCCGATTGCGGGAACAACGCTCGAGGTAGAAACGCGTTTCGTTGACGTGTTGAATTGGGAACGCCACACCAAACGTTCCATGCAACAATTGACCACCGACCTACGCGGCCAAGACATGGTGATTTTGACGTGGTACGCAATCCAACGAAACAAAGGCCCGCACGCGAATTTGTCGTTGGCCGACTACGAGGCCACGTTGGACGGGCCGCCGATGCCGGTTGACTCGGGGCCGGTAAACCCTACGGAGGCGGCTACCGCCGCCGACTAGCCGAAATCTTGGTGGCCACCGGGTGGTGGCCGTCAAACGTCGAATTTGACGAATACGACATGGCTACCGTGGTGGACGTGCTCAACAAACAAAACCGCGCCATGGAACGGGCCTCCCGTGCCCGTTGACGTGAACGTGGGCGTTGTGGGCCTCAAAGACGCGCTTAAAACGCTCAACAAGGTTGCACCGTCGTTACGCCGCGAGATCACCAAGGATTACAAACAAATTTTGCAACCCGTGTTGGCCGAGGCCCAAGCACGCACACCGACCATTGCCCCGGTATCGGGAATGGAATCCTCGGGTTGGAAATCGTCTAGCGGGTTGCAAATACTGCCCCAAGCCGGTTGGAACGGTGCCAAGGCCCAAAAGGCGATACAACCCAAGATCAGTACGCGCCGCGTTAAGGAGTTTCGCGGCCAATTGGAGAACGTGGGCACGTTCCGTTTGGTGTGGAAAGGTTGGGCCAACACGGTGTTTGACATGGCGGGCCGCAAATCGTCGGGCAACCGGGACGTGTTTAGCCGCGTCGGTTCGCACGGTAGGCGGGTAGGCGCGGTGGGTGGCCCGCATTTGTTGGCGATACTCCAAGGCCGTTACGGTGGCGCGTCACGCACAATGTGGCCGTCCTACGAACGGACCAAAACGGACGTGGACCGAGAAATGGAACAATTGGTGGAACGCGTAATGCGATTGGTCCAAGAGGAATTGGCCAAACCCTCGAGCGCGTAGAACTACCATTGACCCATGGCGATTTCCCTACCGATTGTTTCCGAGTTTGACGGCAAAGGCGTTAAATCGGCAATCCAAGAATTCAAACAATTGGAGGGTGCCGGGGCCAAGGCCCAATTTGCGTTAAAAAAGGCCGCTATTCCCGCCACGGCGGCCATTGCGGGTTTGGCGGCGGGTTTGGGTGCCGCAACCAAGGCCGCCATTGAGGACGAACAAGCACAACAACAATTGGCGTTGGCGTTGCAAAACGCGGCGGGGGCAACGACGGCGGACGTTGACGCAACCGAGGAATTCATCTCGGCAACCGCGCTCGCCACGGGCGTGGCAGATGACCAATTAAGGCCGGCGTTGGGTAATTTGGCGCGTGCTACGGGTGATCTGCAAAGGTCCCAAGAATTGTTGGACCACGCAATGAACATTAGCGCGGCAACGGGCAAAGATCTGGAATCCGTCACAATCGCATTGGGTAAAGCGGAAAACGGACAATACGACGCGTTGAAAAAATTAGGTGTTCCGATTTCGGAAAACATTCAGGCGTTAAAGGATTTGGAAAGCCAAAAAAAGACGGTTTACAAGGCCACCAAGGATTTGAACCAAATCGAGGCCGACATCGCTAGCGGGTTGTTGGTTGGCGAGGAGGCCACAAACAAATTAACCAAGGCACAAGGGAAATTGGCTAGTGAAACCGATTTGTTAAACCAAATGGTGTCAAACGCCACGAACTACACCGACGATTTAACGAAATTGTTTGGTGGGGCCGCCGCCGCTAATGCCGAAACCATGGCCGGCAAAATGGCCAGATTAAAGGTTGGTTTGGACGAGGCCAAAGAATCCATAGGCGCGGCCTTAATCCCGGTTGTTGAAAAATTGTTGGCATTTCTCATTCCATTGGCCACGTGGGCACAAGAGAACACCACCGTGTTTTTGGTGTTCGCCGGTGTGATTGGTGGATTGTCGTTGGCGGTACTCGCGGCCAATGCGGCCATGAAAATTTACAACGCCACGTTGGTGATTGCCAAGGCGGCCCAAGCGGCGTTCAATTTCGTTATGGCGGCCAATCCCATTGGTTTGGTGGTAATCGCGTTGGCGGCGTTGGCGGCGGCGTTCGTCGTTGCGTACAAGAAATCCGAGACGTTTCGCGAGATCGTACAAACGTTGTTTGACGCAATCCAAACGGGTGTGGAATTCTCACTCAACGCCATTAAAACGTACCTCGAGTTCGTGCTTGGTGTTTACAAAACGGTGTTCAACACCATTGCCAAACTATGGAACAACACGATTGGCAAATTGTCGTTCAAATTCCCTGATTGGGTACCCGGGTTGGGCGGTAAAGGGTTTGACGTGCCGGACATTCCAATGTTGGCGGACGGCGGAATCGTCACCAAACCGACGTTGGCGATGATCGGGGAGGCCGGACCCGAGGCCGTAATCCCGTTGAACCGTGGCGGCGGCATGGGCAACGTCACCATAAATGTGTATTCCACGTTGGCGGACGCGACACTCCCGGACAAGATCGTTAACGCGTTGCGGCAATACAACCGGCGTTCGGGTGTGATTGACATTCAGGTGGCCTAAATGCCCGGTGTGGTGTCTAGCGCGGGTGACTACACGGTGTTGTTGGACACCGGGTGGGACGCTAATTCGTTCCGTTTAGATGACCCGCTAAAAGGGTTATTGGACAATACGGAATACACGCTCGGCCCCAACATTCAATACGCGGACATAACGGATTACGTCACGAGCGTTAACTACTCGAGGGGACGCAAACAAAAATACGATCAGTTCGGCGCGGGCACTATGTCGTTTGTTCTCAATGACCAATTGGCGGGCGGAATTCTCAACCCGTACGACACCAATAGTCCGTACTATGACCCGGCCAATAACCAACCCGGTTTGGCACCAATGCGGCGCGTAAAACTATTACGCGAAAACACGGAACTATTCGTGGGTGTGGTGGAATCATACGATTACGAATACAACCTAGATAGACAAAATTTGGTCCAAGTTAGGTGTGTGGACGATTTTTGGGTGTTGGCCAATTCGTACATGGACGCGTTCAACCCGTCCGCCCAAACGTCCGGCCAACGCATTAACACCGTGTTGGCGTTGCCCGAGGTGAATTACACGGGCACAACCTCGATTGCCACGGGAACCGTCAATTTGGGCCACGACAACGCCTACACCGTTGCGGCGGGCCAAAACACGTTGGCGTATCTGCAACAAATAAACAACACCGCCGAATTCGGGCGTTTGTTCATGGACCGTTCCGGCACGTTGACGTTCCAAAACCGTATCGGCCAGACGCTTAGCGGCCCCGTCGCGTATTTCTCCGATCAGGGTTCAAACTACAAATACCGTTCACTCGGTATTCAATTTGACGCTCGAGAGGTAATCAACCGTTCGGTGGTAACGGCGTTGAACGGCACCACCGGCACCGATTCGGACGCGGCTAGCCAAACCGAGTATTTCGTTCAAACCCAAGACGTGCAACAATCGTTGTTGCATTTGACCGGCGAAATTGACGCGGCGGCCACCTATTTGTTGGCCCCGCAACCAACGCCACGGTTGACGGCCCTAACCACGAATTTGTCAATGTTGACCGAGGCCCAACGCGACACGGTGGCGTTAATTGACATTGGGGACACGATACGAATTGAGGTCAACGTCGAGGGCTACGGGACCATAGATTCCGAACTATCGGTGGAGGGCATAGACGGCCAAATAAGCCTCAACGAGGGCCACACAATCACGTATTACACGTTGCAAACCGTGATCGTCTATTTGTTGGTGCTAGATGATCCGTTGTACGGTGTCATGGATTCCACCAACGTGTTGGGTTAGGATTTGGGCATGGGTGCCAATGCCGTAACGAGTTTCCCGACGTATGCCGCGAGCGAGGTGTTGACGGCGGCGGATTTGAACGTCACAAATTGCGGGGTGCCCGTGTTCGCGGGCACTAGTGAGCGTGATGCGTCGTTTGGCGGAACGGGCGAAAAAATTTTGGCCGAGGGCCAATTGTGTTATCTCGAGTCCATGAACGTGGTTCAGTATTACGACGGCGCGGCGTGGGCAACGGTTGGGCCAGCCAGCGCGGCGGGGTTGGTTCGAGTAGGAGGTGCTACGTTCACCGCTCAAACTACTGTCGCGTTCGCCAATGACACGTTTAGTTCCACGTATGACAATTACAAAGTAATTCTCCGGTTGACGGGTTTTCCAGCGTCAAATAGCACGGTCACAATGCAGGTGCGCGACAATAGCGGCGCAAAGACCGGCGCGAACTATTACGGCGTAATTTTCGGCAACAAATCAAGCGGCGGTTCCGAGGTGTTGTCAACGTCCGGGGCCACGGCATGGTCGGCGGGTGCGGCTAGTAGCAGTTTCGGCCCGTTGGCGTATGATTTCACGATTTACGGCCCGCAAAATAGCGGTTTCCAAACGAATTGGTCAGGCACCATGAACGGCATAGTGGGCGGTAGCGGTTTTAGCGGCGTGTTTGGCGGTTGGTATGCGGCCAACGAGAGCCATACCGGGTTATCGTTCGCGTTTTCGGTTGCCGCGTCGGGTGTGTATGACGTTTACGGATTGTCGGATAGTTAGGGCACAACATGAAAATTCAGATTGGTGATCAAGTGCGCGAGATGACGGCAGACGAACGCGCAAATTACGACACAATTATTGCCAACGCCGCCAAAGCGGCAGACGATAAGGCCGCCGCTATTGCGTCGGCACGCGCAAAATTGGCGGCGTTAGGTTTGACCGAACAAGAAATAGCCGCATTGTTGGGCGTATGAACAACGCGCAATTACAAACCGCCGACCAAACCCTTAAAGGCGCGGTGATCGCGTTAGTTACCTACGTGGCGTACAAATACGATTTGGACATGGAAATGGTGGCGTTGGCCATTCCCGTGGTATCGGGTGTTATGGCGTGGATTTCCACCAAGGTAGGCAACAAACAAACCGCGTGCCTATTCGTCAACAAAGACGAAACCACCAAATAGTGCCCATTTACAAAGTCCCGGGCTACTCGGTGGTTTCGGGGCCGTTGGCTGGTACTACCGAATGGGCACGCCAAGCGGCCATTACATCGGGTGGCGCATTGTGGAACAACGGCACCTACGCGTTTCGTAACGTGCGCGGTTCGGATAGCGGCGGGAAACGCGGCATTGTGTCCAACCATGCCCGTGGCGTGGCCATGGACCTATCGTGGCGGCGTATCGAACCCCGCCAATTGGGTGTACCCAACGGACGAATAAAGGCTCTCACGTGGCTAAACACCGTGTTGGACAATTGGGACGTGTTGGGCGTGCAATGCGTATTGGATTATTTCCCGCCAGATCATGGGCGCGGTTGGCGGGTGGACCGCGTGGACGCGAACATGGCCAAGGCCCACAACGCCCAAGCATGGGTGAAATACCTCAAACCCACCATTACCGGGGCACCCGGCGGCGATTGGTTCCACATCGAAATAACGTTGGGCATGGCGAACAACCCCGAACGCGTAAAGGCCGCATTTGCGGGCGTGTTTAACCAATCCACCACCGCCGAACAACCACCCGCTACCGTGGAACCCACAACACAAAAGGAGGCCAAGCGACGTGGCCGAACAAACGGAACAACCGACTAAACCCAACCTCATTTTTTACGAGGTATTGACGGGCAACCTACCAACCGGCCAAGAGGTGTTGGTCCAAATCTTTAGGCAACCGGACGGGCGAATTACGTTGGCCCAATTGGCGTTCCGCGCTCAAAGGTGGGAAACATGGGGCATACCAACAAGACTCGAGCACGTCTCAACGACACCCGCCGACAAAGGCCGCGAATAATGGCCATGGTTTTATCTGGCGCGTTTTGGGGAACGTTGGCCGTAGTAGTTTCGTTGTGGGTGGCACCGCTACCGTCCAACCCTCCCACGGACGCGGTGCCACCTACCGTTTACGAGGCCGTAGAGGCCATTTCTAGCCCGTCTGACGCGTCAAACACGCTCACCGCTACGTCGGTGGCACCCACGCCAAGAGACGGTGATTGTGCCGGGTTTGTGGCGTTGGCGTTGAGCGTCGGTTGGCCGCAATCGGAGGCCCACAATTTGGCGTACATAATGCACGCCGAGTCCGCGTGCACCGTCGGGGCCGTCGGGGATAGCGGCAATAGTCGGGGCCTCCTACAAATCCATTGCCCTACGTGGGTGGCCAAAACGACGTATTGGCCCGAGGGTTGGGCCGCCGCCAACGGCTACCCGATCACGTGCGACGATTTGCACGAACCGCGAACCAACCTCGCGGTGGGATTTTTGATTTGGGCCGGTGTTGAGGGTTCTAGCGGCGGTTGGGACAATTGGAGTACGTGGCGGCCATGAGCGCGGCGGACATTTACATCGTGGGACTAATGGTGTTGGCGATGATCGTTGTTTGGTGGTTGGGCTAATGACGTTGTTGGGTAGCGCGACGGGTGACGGTAAACGGCTATTCGAATTGTTGAACGATTACTACGAACATTGCGAGGACACCTATTTGTGCCGGTTGTTGTTCAATGCCATGGTTCGCATACGGCATTTGGAAACACGCGTGGACAACCTCGAGGCCGAATGTCAACGAATGGAAACGTTGAGCCGTGGACCGAACTAAAAGCATTGTCACGGTGTATTTGGACGAACGGCAACGCGCCAACGTGCACGAGGCAACGTGCCACAAACTCGCCAATTTGCGTGAACGCGGCGATTTGGCGAAACACCAATTTGACCCGATCAACGGGCGGGCACGAAACGAAACCGAATTGTGGAACATTTGGCATTTGGGGATTTCGGGCGAGTGTGCGGGCCACCATTTCATCGGCGCGGTGTTCAGGCCGACGAGGTACCAAACGTTTGATTGGGACGAACCCGACGTTGGCGGTTTGTTTGACATGAAAAGCGCACGCCCGAAAACAGACAAAGGCCAAGACTCTTGTTTGATCGTCAGGGACTACGAAATTGAGCGGCACCCGACGTTGGTACAAGTGTTGGCCTACGTGTCCGACGTTGCCGGCCAACCCAACGCACGTGTGCAGTTAATGGGTTGGCGGTACAACGAGGAATTGCCGATGTGCGCGGAACGCGTGCATGGTAGTTACCGGCCACAAACTCGCGGAATGTCACGCGCCTACTTCGTGCCGCATACCGCGTTACACGGCATGGATAGTTTCCCCTACTGACAAAGAAAGCGACGGAAAACAAATGGCATACGATTTAGGCGGTTACGTTGACGTAGCGACGAGGCTACGAATGGCACTCAAGGATTGGCCGCAATTGCGAATTCAAGAAACGGGTTGTGTGCTCGAGACAATCGGGGAACAATCGTTCTTGGTGTGCACGGTGACGATCTGGCGGGACGAACGGGACGCGGTGCCCGTCATTGCGTCGGCGGCGGAAATAATCCCCGGCAAAACGCCGTACACGAAAAATTCGGAACGCATGGTGGGGTTCACGTCGGCGTTGGGCCGAGGTTTGGGCTACATGGGTTACGGGATAGACAAGGCCATAGCGTCGGCGGACGAGGTGCAACACAAACGCGCCGTTGAGGACCCGTTCCCGACCACCACGCAATCGGAGGCCGTGCTCGAGGCTCAACGCAAAATACAACGCGCCGATACACGCCAAAAGGCCGTGCAATCCAAAGGCCCTATGTCCGAACCTCAACGCAAAATGATTAGGGTTCAGGCCGGCAAAGCGGGTTTGGCGGACGATAACGCCGTGTTGGAGATCGTCAAAGAGGTGTTGGGCAAAGACGTTTTGGTGATTGAGGAACTAACGAAATTCGAGGCCTCCAAGGTGATCGAACGGTTAATGCAATTGGCCGCCGAAAAACAAATGGATAACGAGGAACCGTTCTAAGGGTTGAAACACAATTGAGGTAGGACCGTCTCACGGTTACGTCCGCCACGTGTCTAGGCGGTGTGGGTGAAAATCCCCGTGGCCTAATCCGCCATAGTTAGCCCGTTAGACAGGCGTGTGAATCCTTGTCCACAAGGTTGGGGACGAGGTGTGTGGGAATCGTGCACGAACAACGAACGGGTGGTGCCCGGGGGCCGTCTGCCCAAGCACACACACGGGTTGCACGTACACTCGAGTAAACGAACAAATGAAAACGCGACACAAACCCGGACACGTCGGTAACACCATTACGTGCTATCAGGCCAACCCGAGCGAAGCGAGGGGCGGCAGGACAAGCCCGCTACGCGGGCGCGTCAGGCCCTAATGCCCGCACGAACCGCCAACGCCGCGTACCGAAAACGCCGGGCCGAACTACTACGCGACAAACCAATGTGCCATTGGTGCAAACGCCGACCGGCCACCGAGGCAGATCACTTAATCCCCTATGACCTAGTAGGCGATGACACGGAATTGGTGGCCTCATGCAAACCGTGTAACTCGAGGCGCGGTGCACTACACAAGGCCAACAAAAAACGACGAAATTCAAAACGACACCCAACCCTAACA